CCTATGGGCATCACATAACGCTAACTTCAGTAACACTCGCGGTACGCTCCGAAGATGGCCACAACAGACCGCTTCACCCAGACCACACCGGAAGCCAAAGTCGCTGAACTAATCCTCGAGCTACGCGCTGGAGGCATTTCATATTCACAGATCGCTACCGAGGTAGGCCTCTCCGCATCACGAGTAGGCGAGATCGTGCGCGCCAACGAACGCGATCAGATTCTCGAATCATTGTCGTAGGCGCCCCGTACCCTCGCCCGTATGGGAGGAATGCCTTGGAACCCGATGATGGCCGTGCAGCGAGTAAGTGATGATGAGGGACACCTCTATGACGGCAACGTCCGTGTAGCTATCTTGCGTCAAGTTCGTATTGGACGCCCCTCCGCGCTCCTGTGGCGCTCTGTCACGGGCGATCAGGCCCCGGACGACCGCCACCTCGTCGGATACTTTCCGTCGATCCAGATGGCCGCAGCGGTCACCTGGCGGTCTTGGAACCAACGACACAAGCCCGTCGAACAACATGCACTCGCGTAACGCAAAAAGCCGCCCCTCACTCCCGAAGGAGTGAGGGGCGGTGTTACATTGCTTGTCATAATCTGACAGATCAAGAAATGTTGTCAAAATATGACATCGTTTGAAACACACTCTTAGCGCGGCGCTTTCCCCCGAGCTGCCTCAGTAAGCCGCTGGATGTACGAACCCAGCGCACCGAGCCCGGCAACGACCGCAGCAGTTCCCACGCTGATCCAGAACGGGCCCGACAGCAACTGTTCCGGCGTGATGCCAATCAATGCGGCCGCGATCACGCCAAGCACGGCGACCACGATTACTGCAGCTGAGTTCTGCAGGATGGTGCGCGATGCACGACGACGAGCATCGGCATGCACCTCGGCTCGCGTCAGCTGACCGGCATCTTTAAGCGGTTCCTCTAACATCTGTTCCTTCTTCCTAATCATCACGAAAGTCCAGAGATGGCATCTCTGTCTCTGTAACACCAGCCCGAATCGCGGCAACAGCGTTACGGTGCCCCCATTCGGTCGCGATCCGTTCCCGCCGCTCAGCCACACGGACGCGGGCTTCCGCTTCCGCAAGTAGCCGCGCCATGTGGTCGACCTCTGAACGCCGACGCTGCGTGCGCCCAGTGTGCCCTTCACGGACCATGTCCATCGCTTTCGTCAGACCGCCTCCGGAGACGAACGCGACCGCGAGCAAAGCCCAGATAGGACCGTCCATGTATTCACCCCCTGGGCCGGTAAGTGAACCTGCGAATCATGAGCCAACGGAGGCCGAGCACCACGAGTGCAAACCCGATATACCAGGGCGTCACCGAATCAGAGCCGGGCAAGAGCACCACATAGATCGCTGCCGCGCACAACATCAACGCAATCCCAAGACGCTCGCCCCACCAGAAGTCCCGATACCCCGAGATCATCGCAACGACCATGCCCACAACGTTGAGCACTCCCACCGCGATGGCTGCGGCGAGTGCGTAGCTCATGCCGGTTGTGTAGCAGGCGGCGGTGGTGAGTACTGAGAAGCCTGACGCGCCGAGCATGAGGTATGCGAGTCCCCAGCCGATTGAGAATGGTCTTGGTTCTGGGACTGTTAGCCACCAGGTTCGGGCCCAGTGGATTACAGCTCGCATTACGAGTGCTGCTTTTTGAGTCGTTCCCACATCGCTTTATTGACGGACATAGCGCTCCCGCGCTGCGTTGCCATTTGGTTCGCGGAGTCCTGCCCAGAGAACTCCATCCATGTCCCCGGCTGCCCAAGTACATAGACCGCGTAGTTGTGCTTGTACTTGCCGAACACGTTAGCGAGGTAAATGAAAATCATGTCATCTTCCTTACGGTTTCGGGCGATCGCGCCGCCCTCGTTGCTGGCCTGAATGGCCTTGAACACGACCGGGTTAAGCGATCGCGGATTGATCCAGCGTCCGCCGCTCCATGCACGGTCCCAGCGGGTCTCCCAGTGGATATGAACCCCGAGGGAGAAGCCGGAGTCGCCAGCGAAGCCGACGACCTGGCCGGCCTTTACTTTGTCGCCGACCTTGACCGCGTACCCCTCGAGGTGGCCGACGCGGGAGATCAGCCCATCAGGGCGGCGGATCTCGACCGTGCGGCCTTCGCCGTTGGCCTTCACAAATTTGCCGTTTCCGAGTGGGAGTGACCCCGAAGAGCCATCGCCGCCGACGAAAATAACCTCTCCGTCAAACGCAGCGAGTACCGGGTCGCCGCGTTCAGCCGCAAGATCCATCCCGGAGTGCGTGCCTCCGCGCGTGCCCGCTTCTTCAGTTATGACCGGGTTAGCTGCCGGATAAACAACCAACGTACTCATTAAGCCACCCGCCCTAATCAGTCATTTAGATAAAACTCGGAAACATCAAAATCAATCCACCCAGGCACGTTGTCATCAGGGATATACACCTTCATGTCACCCGTAACGCTCACCTCAAGCCGAAGCACGCTAATCGCGTTAGGGTTTGAAAGCTGAGCAACACAAAGAGCCTGCTGATGCCGGACCGGAGCAAACGTTCCGTTGAGCTTCCCGAACTCCACACTGGGACCAGCGAACGGGCCCTCAACGCGTCCACGAAGCCGAACCTTGCGGTTCTCGATCGACACCCGGAACGGCCGCGCCGAAGGCGACGTGAACCCTGCCCCGAGCGATATGGAAGTCGTCGTGTAATCGTTCCAGGTGCTCATATCTGGTGCGAGCTGGTTTGAAAGCATGTCAAACGCGGCGCTCTTAGCGCCCATGTCGATTGAATACAGCATCGACTTACGGGCGTGCGTCGGACCGGTAGCCACCCCGACAATCAGCGAAGCGTCGCCAGACGGCGAATGATGAACCACGATGCCCTCCGGCTCGTGCACCGACAGCTCCACGCCCCATGCGTCATATGAGATGGCGTCCCCGAGTTCCTTAACGAAGTCGGTTGATCCGTCAGCGTTGTATGACACAACAGCAGCCGGCCCAGACGGAGACCCGAACAGGAAAAACCATTTTCCGGTTTCGTGCATATACGCATGGTTCTGCACAGACCCATGAACGGTACTCATTTCAACCACAGCGGAAGCAATCGGGGCAGGTGCCGTCTGACTGCTTTTCACGTCGCCGATCAGAAAAGCGTTCATCGTTCGAGTAGCGCCGCCACCTTCCCGCGAAACGATAACCCCGTTACGTTCGTCATAGTTCAGCCGCCGAGCCACACCGCTAAGGGAGCTGACGCGGTACTGCTCCATCTGCGCGAACGTGTAGACACCAGGGGCCCACGGCATCCGAACGATATTCCGGTGACGCGCAGTGTCAGAGCTCGGATAACGCCAGTCGCGCCAGTCAGACCACAAGAACATCTGCCCGCTCGAAGTGCGCTCAATGAACGCGCCGTCGCCGTGCCCAGCGTCAATAAGCACCATCGAGTTAACCGGGATGCCCGTATCATTCAGCAGCGTAGATCCCGAGTGCTCGAGCATCGAAACCACGGCAGACTCACGCCCAGACTCACTTCCAGGAGTGTTGCGTGAAGTGAACCAACGATTGTTTTCGGCTTCGCACAAGAACGCGCCCTGCATCACGTATCGGTCATCAGAGCCGAATGCTGCACCGAATGACACCCGGGCCTGGCGTAAATCAAACGCGACGCTATGGCCATTTGCGCCAAGCTTCGGGCCGCCTTCAGGCTGGCCGGGAGCAACCCACGAAGCGGATCCACCCATCCACTGCGGTAACGAAGTATTGTCATTCCGGTTAGGGAGAACAGTCAGCCCTGGGCTGGCACCGCCAACGCTCAATGACATAGACGCTATCCGGTTGCCCGTAGCGCGAGCGCCAAACATCACCGTTCGAGCAGGACGCGCCCACGTCGGAATGTTTGCCCACGGGACAACGATCGTCTGCCCTGCGGGGATAGTTTCGCCCGCTGGCGCTTGCACGCCGCCCTCGAAGTAGATCACGCCATCGAACCGGCAAACCCGAGCCGTTCCGCCAGTCCCCCCGATGTAACCTGGAGCGTAAACAAGCTCAGTCCAGTCAATGTTCGGGAGCAGGTTATTTATCACACGGATCTCGCCACTCACGGCTTCCAACCCATCGCCTAGCGACACTGGCTGGTACTCACCAAACGCACCCGAGTACATCAACAGTGTTTCATCATTAGGGCTGGGTTCTGGGGCCTGAATCGCTCCCGCAGCGATCTCTCGTACTTCATCAATGCTGGCATCAATCGCGTCAACATCAATCGACTCCGCAGCCGCTTTCGCACGCTCAGCTTCAGCAGTAGCAGTTGCCGAGCTGTCAGCTGCGGCCGATGAAGCGGATTCTGCGCGATCAACCGCGGCATTGATCCCAGTGATCCCGCCCAAAGCATCAGCAGCTTCCAAGCCTGCTTCAATAGCCTGCACCGTCTCATCACGCATCTGGTTGACATCGGCCAGCCACGGAGGCGGCCCAAATACCGACGATGGGACCGAAGTCGACTCAACCACGGGGAGGGACCTGTACTCGACCTGATCGGTGACAGGGATCGCTGTCCACCACTCAAACGTCCGACCACCCAGGATCTCGCGCACCCGAACCGCCGTGCCGTCCGGGTTTGATGGGAGTGAAAATGCTGTTCCGTCAAGCTGACGAAGCGCCCCATTAACCACCTGAGCCACAGCAAGCGACTGCGTGATGAGCATCTCGCCTGTATCGATGCGTTGCGCCTGCGCGAACTCGATACGGCCGCTCTCACGCAGCCCCGCCGAATCAGCGACCACACCTGTGATTTGTACCTGCATGTGGATCCCCTCGTTAGCTAGAAAAAACTACATTTGCGGCGACCTGCGGAGCGCCGCCTGACCATGACGCGGTGCCTTGCGCGCCATCGCCGATCCATCCCGTGATCGCCACTTGTACCGCTACCACGACTGGTCCGTCCCCAGCCGCGTTTGAGGCCCGCATCGCGGCGCCACTCGCCCGGCCTGAGACCGTCGTGCTCGCAGCACTCACGCCTTGTCCGAGCGGGACAGCGGGGCCTGCAGTGCCGTTAACTAGCACGCGTGCTGACACGACAGGCCATGCGGCGGCACCGGCTACGGACCAGTTCACCACTACGGACGCCAACGCCATCACCGCCGCCGCAGACTTTCCTACAGGACGCGACACGGTTACCGTTGCTACGGTCTCCCATTGCGTGGTCGGGGTAAACCCGCCACCAACTGACTCTGCGGCCACCGCTACGGGAATCGCAGCAACCACGTTGGCGAGTTGAGCCAGAGCTTCCTCCAGCCTCTTCAGTGATTGCTCCTTCTCGGTACCCGTGGGCCGCTGCACATCAGACACCGATGTCGAGATCTTCTTGAGCGTGCTCGCCAACCTACGTTCAGGCGGCGTATACATCGGCCTTACCATGACGCCTCCCCCGCTACCACAACACCTAGCCAGTCAGAATCGGCGCTGCCAGATACCTCGACGATGCGTCGCTCATACGTGCCATCTGGGATGCCCCAGTGGTCGAAGACATCGATCGTGCACCAATCGCCCGACCGCAGCCCGTTCGAGCTCTCAGCGCGCACATCGAAAGTCCAGTAGTGGATCGGGGCCTGGCCTTCCTCGTAGCGGGCTTGAGCCCACCCGTCGAGTGTCGATTGTCGAGACACCGAAGTATGTGAGGTGTCCCACACCTCGCAGAGCGGGATCCCGGCTGCAACCAGGGCGGAGCCGGTACGCCGGGAGGCCATCACCCGGTCGTCATCTTTTCCGCCCATGAAGATTGCGGTCTGCGCGAGGAACTCGGGCGAGATCTTGAAATCCAGTCCGCGAATATCGGGGTCGTCCCCGCCCGACTGCCAGGCCCGCCAAAATGAAGAGGTGATCTCAGGTTCCGCGTCGGTTCCGGTGATCAGATGGAACGTGAGCCGGTCGCTCTCGTCGATCACCGGCACCCAGTCCCACTCGACCCCGCCCACGACTTCAGCAATTTCCTGTACCGCGTCTTGTACTGGTTTCCCGTCGACGGCAAGATATGTGCGCTCACGAGTGCCTATCCGGTCAGGCATGAACACCGCAGGGATATGCCCGCCCTCGTGATTCATGGCCTGCATGTACAGCCGTTTCATGATCGTCCCGTAGTCAACACCGGTGATCGTTGTGTTGCGTGCTTTGATCGGGAACCCAGTCGCGTCCACGAGCGGCCAGTACCCGACCGGGAGCACGTGCCTGCGCTCGTACAACGACTCAACCCCGGTGCCGGGGAAGGAGATCTTGTGTGCCCCGTCGGTATCGCTTTTCCCCTCGGGTATCCCCAGTACGCCAGCAGCGAGCACCCGTCGCTCTTCGTCGATCACCGACATCACGAACTTACGAGGCACCATGAACTGGTACCAAGACCGGCCCGTATAGCCCGGAATCTCTACCGTGACTTCGTCCGCGCGGCACACCCCCACTGACCATGACGCGGCAGAGTACTCGAGCTCTGAGACGGGCTCGCCCGTCATCGTCTCGTGAAGCAAAACGCGCACGTTGCTCCCTCCCGATCGGCTACGCCAGCACGGCGATCAGCGAAAACGAGGTGAGCTGGTTACTCAACCGCCCCAGGTATACGGCACATGCAGAAGCGGTGATGCTCGCGGCACCCATCTTCACGTCAGCAGACCCAGGCACCGTCGTCTGTGGCGTCACAGTGACCGCTGGCGCGCTCGGAAACAGTCCAGCCGGGAACGATACGGTAACCGATCCCTGAGCCTGCGCCGTACCAGGAATCGCCCCAGTGGTCGCCCAGACGATCGGCACACGCTCCCACGCGCCACCGCGCCGAAGATACTCGCGCCCAGTCGCCAGCACGAACGCACGCGCGCCATCAACTAGGTCTGCAGAGTTCAAATCAGCAACCGCGCGCACGACGAGCACGCCGCCAGCCGCGGCGGTAAACGGGCTCGTGTTCGTCAGCGTCGCCTGCACGATTCCCGTGTTCCCAGAGGCAGACCTAACGGTGCCGAGCTCAACCGCCCCACCAGGGATCGCGGGCTTCGCCGGAACAGCGCCAGGAATACCGATAACGACACCTACAGAAACAGCTTCCTCGCCAGCGCCGACATCAGCCGGCCTTGTGTAAATAACATCTATGCGCGCGTTCGCAGCAGGAGCAGCTCCAACATCAACCGTGACCGGCTCAGTCGCCCCACCGATCAGCACCAGGCGACCCTTCGCACGTACCGCTACATGCGGTGCCACCTGAACCGTCCAGCCCGCTCCCTTCGTCAGCAGATTCGCCGACGACGGAAGCACCCCCGAGCGCGGAATACCGGTACGGTCGCGCAACACGAGCCCCGCAAACGCAGCACCCGTCTCCTCAAAATGCCAGTCGAAATCGTTCGACGGAAAACCCGGAAACTCCATCACCAAGCCCCAATCCTAAAAAACGCAGACAGCAGCGGATCACCCACGCGACCCACCACCTCGAACCGAAACTCGCCCACCTGGCCAGCCGGAATATCGAACCACTCACGAACACGCAACCAACGCGTCATGTCAGCCCCGCCAACCGTTACGCGCCGCGCGCCGCAATCGAACACGACCACATCGCCGTCGTCGACAGCCCACTCAAACCGAAGCCGCCGCCCAGTCGCGATCTCGTAGATCGTGACCTGAGAGAACCCGCCCACGACCTCGAGCGTTGGAGCCATCGAGATCGCGCCAGCGTTCGGCACAATCAACCGACTTGCTTCAGACACCGTGCCGAAGTTCCAGGGCATCCTCTGAGGCAGCCTGACACCTCCAGCAGCAACCGGCATCCCGACCGGACCTACACGCTGCAACGGTCCATACCTACGCGGATCCGGCGCCACCATGTCAACTACAAACTTCGTCCATCTGCGCCCCCGATCAGGGTCCACATCGAGCGTGTCAATCTCTACATACCGCTCCCACACGCCACTCTCTCGAGACGACACCCGCATCGTTCCAGCCCCGGCGGCGAGCGCTGTTTCGAGGTTGTCTCTGATGGTGTGTAGTTCGGTGGTGTTGGTGGCGTAGATGTGGCCTGTGATGGTGATGATGCGTGATTGTCGGAGGATGGTTTTTCGTTTGAAGCTGCCGTGGGCGCCGGGTATTGGGTCGGTGTCGCCGCGTGCTTCTGGTAGGCCGGTCCATCCTTCGAGGTTGGTCCAGATGAGTCCGGTGTCTGGTGTTTGTGCGCCGGACAGTGTTGTGCCGAGGAGTTCTATCCAGAGTGGTTGTTCGTTCACACCAGGGCCTCCTCGATGCTTCGTCCGATTTGTTTGCCCACGATGCGTGGGTCTCGGTCGTACATTTTGATTTCGTTGTTGATGTTGACCTGTTTGGTGGCTGATCCTTGTCCGGTGTTCCGTGCGTCTTGCCCCGGTTCGCCGTTCATAGTGGCGGACATGGTGGCGGTGACGGATGTCATCGCGTCCTCTGCCCGCTTGGCGGCGTGCTGTGCCATGTCGACGAGTGAGTCGCCGAGGCTGTCCGCTTGGGCGTCGACGCCGGCCACTGCGCCGCGCACGATGTCGCGGCCGGGTTGGATCATCTTGCGGGCGGGAGATTTGATTCCGAAGAAGTCCTTGAAGCCGTCGAACGCGCTGGATGCGAGGTCGACGATGGCGTCGAGGACTGCTTGCCCCATGGATGAGAGGCCCTTGATGATTCCCATTACGATGTCGACGCCGAGGCTCAGCCAGTCCACGCTCGCCAGGCCGTCCCAGATTGCTTTCACGATCTGGGGCAGCATGGCGATGATCTGTGGGATCGCTTTCACGAGACCCACGATCAGGGAGAGGACGAGCTGGATGCCGGCCGCGATGAGCTGCGGCAGCATCTGCAGCAGCCCAGCTACGAGCTTGAGCACGAGCGTGATCGCTGCGGTGATGAGCTGCGGCAGCATGTTGATGATGCCCGTGATAAGGGACAGCAGCAGCTGGATGCCTGCCTGGATGATCATCGGCAGATTGCTGATGATGGCTTCGAGGAGACCAGTCACCAGCGTGAGCGCGGCCTCGAGCAGCATCGGCAGGGCGGCAATGAGACCGGTGATGATGGCGGTCAGGAGTTGAACGCCGCCTTCAATGATCATCGGGAGCGCGGTCACGATGGCCGTCAGCATGCCCGCGACGAGCGCCACCGCACCCTCTACCAGGAGGGGAAGCGCGGTCACGATGCCACTGACAAGCGCCGTTACCAGGGCGATTGCGCCCTCGATGATGGCTGGCAGGTTCTCCATGATCGCGGCCATAAGCCCCGACACCAGAGCGACTGCACCGTCTACCAGGAGTGGCACTGCCTGCACCAGCCCCGACACCAGAGCTTCAACGACACCGGTCGCTGCAGCAAGGAACGCTGGGATCTGCGCGTAAATGCCGGCCACGATCTTCGGCACGAACTCCGTGACCTTTGCGATCAGTCCCGGGAGTGCGGCGACGACCTGGTCGATGACCCCCGTGAGACCCTCGACGAGTGCTCCCGCGTCACCGCCCGTAAGAGCGAATGCCGCGAATGCTGCCGTGACGATACCGAGCGGCCCACCCAGCGCCGCAAGCGGGCCGGTCAGCCCACCCAGCATGCCGCCGAGGATCGGCACCTTGGCCAGTACCGCGGCAAGACCGCCAGACCCCAACGCCAAGAATGCCGCCCCCAGCGGCGCGATGAGTTCCTTCAAACCCGAGAACGTTCCCGAGATCTTCCCGACCACATCCTGGAACGGCTGCGGCAGTGTCTGCACGAGCCCCGACACCATCTGCGGGATGGCAGCGACCAGTCCCTTGATGATCTGCTGGATGCGCGGGAGGAGGTTGCCCATCGCGACCCCGACGCTCGAGGCGAGCTGATCCGTGACTCCCGAAATGTCGGCGTCTTCCTTGCCGAGCTCCGCGAGCCAGTTCTTCCACGACGACTTCATCGCGGCGGTCGCGCCCTCGATGGTGGTGGCAGCTTCGAGGGCCGTCGTTCCCGTAATCCCAAGCTCAGTCTGAACTACGTGGATGGCACTGACGACCTCGGAGAAGTTACCGATCGAGTACTTCTGACCAGACAGCTTTTCAGCGTCTGCGAGCAGACGCTCCATCTCGGTTTTGGTGCCGCCGTAACCGAGCTTGAGGTTGTCGAGCATGCCGTAGTTACCGCGCGCGATCGACTGGTACGTCTGCTGGATGGACGCGAGATCGGTGCCCATCTTGTTCGCGTTATCGGACATGTCGATAACGGCACGGTTCGCGAGCTCCGCCGCAGCCTTGGTGTCCCCACCCAGCGACCCGATCAGCGAAGCACTGAAGCTGGTGACCTGCGACATGTACTCATTCGCAGATACGCCAGCGGTCCGGTACGCCTCCGAAGCGTAATTTTGGACGCTCCCTGCAGCGCTCTTGAACAGGGTCTCCACGCCGCCAACAGCCTGCTCCCAGGTCGCATACTCGGCGACAGCAGACTTGATCGTGGAGATTGCGTTCGCGCCAATGATCGCGAACGATGCACCCAGACCTGCAACCGCGACAGTCGCAGCTCCCTGCAGAGCCCCACCCAGGGCCTTGCCCGCGCGTGAGCCCAGATCACGCATGCCTGAGACCAGCGACGACAGACCACTAGCGGCAGCGCCCGGGAGGGCCTGCAGCCCTGCCTTCATCGAGCTCGCAATACCCGGGCCCAGAGAAGCAAACGTCGCCCCCGCAGCCTTAGCTACCGCACCGACGCCAGCCCCGGCAGACGCCGCGCTCGATTTGAAGAGCGTCAGCGCTGATGCCGCTGAACCAAACCCAGTGGTCGATGCTCGCGCAAACCCCGCCTGCGAGGTCGACAGCTGCTGAAAATTATCGCGAACGTTACCGGTAAACCGAGACCACAAGCTGCCACTGCTGGTCGCGGACGTAGCCGCTGCCGACGTAGCGGTGCGCACAGCTTCCTGCGCGCCCTTCAGCCGCGTAGTGGCTGCAGTGACGGTGTCAGTCGCAGCCTTATGCGACCGACGAGCAGAGGCCAGACGCTCCTCGGCGGCTACAGCCGCAGAAGACCCCTCGCCGGACTTCGCGATGGCTTCTTGTAGTTTGACCTCGGCAACACGAACCTTGCCGGCCTCGTCCTGCTGCTTCAAACGGGAACGCGACAACCCGGCCGCTGCGGTCGCAACTTCGCGATTCAGTTTGCGCATCCCGACGGAACCGAGATCGCCAGCCGAGGCACCAAAAGCAGCCTTCACATCGGTGCCAAGGGTGCGGCCAACCTTTCGGCCCGCACCCTTGAAGCCGCCGTCGAACGTCTTCGCGCCAGCCGCCCCGGCCGCCTGCGTGCCTTTCATCACAGCGCCCTTGAAGCCCGTCATCACGGGAAAGATGCTGATGTGGCCAGAGCCTACCTGTGAAGACATGGCACCTCCTTGGGTTTACGAAGCGAACACGATGCCGTCCTCGAGCGCTGCTGTTGCGACGGCGACCTCTTCAGCGGTGGCATCCGACTTTTTACGACGCGGGTTTTCCAGCGCCCACGGCATGACCCGTTGCGACGCAGACTTGTTGGCGATCTGAGCGACGATCCCGATCAGTTCAGGAGTAGTCGCCGGATAGGCCCACCCGGCGAGCTCGGCGCCCAGCACCGTCGATGGGTCTTGCGCGGCTTCCATGATCAGAAGCCGCGCTTCACCCCAGGTGACTGCGCCGCCCAAGTCCGACAGGCCGACAGAGAACGTCTCACGCAGCGTGCGCGCGACCGTCCCGCGGCGCTCTCGGATTAGTTGGACGACGCTTTGGATTCCGGGAACGCGAGCTCCTGCGCGCGCGAGAGCGCCCGGAAGAACTTTTCCGACATGACCGCGACCGGCACGATGCTGCGATCGCTCAGATCGTCCGCTACCTCTTCGCCAGCAAACGTCCGGAGCAAATGCCGGAACTGGTCAATAGGAGTGTCGAAATCTGCTTGCAGCTCGTCGATCATGCTGAGCTTGATCGAGAGCGGGATCTTCACGATCGTGCCGTCACCGAAGCGGCCAATGAAGTTGCCCTCCACGATGATGTACTTGACGTCACTCATCTGGATCAGAGCAGCGTCTTCGGCTTCCTGCGTCCAGCCGTCGAAGTCGTACTCGCTCACTTCAGTGGTGGCTGCCGTATCTGCCGGCTCCTTCGCTGCAGTCGCCTTCTTGGTCTTGGTGGTGCTGGTTGTGGCCATGATGGGCCCCTTTCTTGCGTCTCGGGTTCGGGTGTGAAGCTGGCCGGGGTGACCCGATAACACCCCGGCCAGCAGTCAAGTGAGCTACACGGCCTCGCCGGTAGCCCAGTCAGATCCGTCCCAGTGCGCCTTCATTGAGGTGCCGTAAGCGACGTACTGGCCGGTCGTCCATGCGGCCGTCTGGCCCAGGTTTCCGAGTGCGCGCAGCGCCACGATGGTGGAAGGCACCGCTGCGCTGGCGGGTACGAACGCCCCCGGTGTGCCCGCGGTCACGCCCGTCGGCTGCACCGCAGCGCCAGGGATGGCCGGCCCCCACTGCCAGAACGGCGACCCTTCAAAGAGGTCGTGCTCTTGCCAGGTGAACGTCACCGCGGCACCCTTCACCGACCCGCGCTCAGCCTGGTCCGGCTCGACGGCCGTGATCGATGCCACACCGATCTGCCGCTCCTCGAGCCCACCGCGGTAACGGATCGACGAGAACAGAATGAACCGGTTGTCCGGCAGCGTCGACTTCACCTTGTAGACGCCGTGCTCATCAGGTTCGACACCCTCAATCAGCGACATCACGGTCTTGTCATTCTGAGCAAGCCCAACCGTCAGGCCACGAGTGCCATCACCAGCCAGCTTGTAACCGATCTGGAAGAACTCAATCGCCTCGCCGTCCTCACGAGTCGGCGCTGGCCCGCCGTCCTGCTTGTACAGACCCAGCTTCTTGAACGCGGGCGGCAGCTCAAGCGGTGATGCTCCCAAAGCTGCAGTCGCGATCACATTCTCCGCGGCCAGTGGCGCAAACGCAGCCAATCCGGTGATCGGTACGGCTACGGCCTCGAGGTTATTGCCATGCTCATCAGCAGACATTTGGATGCTCCTTTGAAAAGACGGAAGCCCCGCAACTTGCGGGGCTTCGAATGTTGGTTGTGTGATGGCTCACCAAGAGCCGGTGGCGACGTACTGGGCAGTGATGTATTGCCGAGACACGTCGTGCTCATCGTCGACGGGATACGGCCCGTTGCAGCCGTCCCAAACAACGCTCGCGATCGGGCTCCCCTCCACTTGCGGGAGCGCATCATCGAACAAGATCCCAGCCAGCCAGGTCGCCAGCTCGATCGCCGGGGTGTCGAACATGCGAGTACCTGCAAGCACCGACGCCCCGATGGGACACCCGAATGTCGTCCAGTCAGCCCGAGTCGCCCCGTCACCTCTGACGATGATCAGCGGTCGCGCGAGCGGAGCACGCAGCTTCACCGGCTCCTTGTTACTCACGTCCACATCGACGCCTTCCGCGGCGGCGAGCGCGCGGATGTGGTTGATGAGCCAGAGGTCGACGGTGGGTGGTGAGACTCTCATCGTTTCGTGTTCTTCAGGGCTCGTGCGAGGTTGCCCGTTTTGGCTTCGATGAGGAGGGTTTTTGCGTCTACTCCGATGACGCGGGCGGTGTGGCGGTAGCGTGTGTCCCGCTTCAGGACCATGAGCCCGTCTCGATAGTCGCCCTCATCTACGGGGGCGGTTCTCTTGGCTTCTTGGAGTGCTTCGTTTGCTTTGCTGTCGGTGAGCTTCGCGATGCCCTCGCTCTTCATGATCTCGTCGAAGTATGAGTTGTCGAAGTCGACAATGGTCTGTCCTTTGCGTGCCATCTGGGATCGCTTCCCTCTCGTTATCCGGTGGCGGCGCGGAGTGGGATCTCGCGCGCTGGTTGCCAGCCGGTGAATGGGTTGATGTCGGCGGCTGGTACGCCGTCCACCATGAACGTTGCTGGGCCGGTTTTGCCCTGGCGGATCCGGTCGCCCACTTGCACGTCTGCGTCCGTGTCGGTGAGGTACAGCGACTTCTCTTCGAGCGCTTGTGTCCGCGCCTCGGACGTGACGATCGCGGTCGACGACTGGGCGATGAAAGCGCCGGGGAGTTCGAGCTCGTCCGGGTCATCCCAGTCGCCGGGGATGAAGCTGTTCGAGTACTTGTCCCATACCGGTTTCGGCCGGAGCCGGTACACGGTCACACCAAATTGAAACTCCATCAGTGTCCCTCCGGCCACAGTCTGCTGATCGGTCGATCCGTTGGGAAGCTCCCCAGCGAATGTGTTGGTTTTCTGCGGGCCTGGCAGATCGCCCGCAGCGCGCGGGTTGGGTTGCCTTCGAATGCTGAGCTCACGGTGGAGTAGTCCACTGATGCTGGCCCAATGCGCTGCGCTTTGATGAGCGTTGACCCGCGGGCCAATGTGTCTTTGTAGACGCGTCGGAGTACGGCGAGCGCGTTCTTGCCCTCTTCTGATTCAGCGTCGAGTGACGAGATGCAGGGGGCGATGTCCCGAGCAATGATGAGCACTTCGCGTGCGAGATCCTCATTAGTGCCGACCTGATCATGCGTGATCTGAGTCATCGCCCCCGCCTCTCGTTACTTTGCTGAACTGCTGACGAGCCCAACCGACTGGGCATGCGCGATCCCTTCGGGGGTGAACTCATCGCCCACCACCGCACCCCGGTACGCGTACCGCTCGCCACCAAATACCAGCGGGAGTACCGCTACCGGCCCGATCACCGTGAACACTTCTTTGTCCGCTACGGCGGGCGCGGCGTCGAGCGCGGGCTGCGCGGCGGTGGTGTCCGTGTCCGGCGCTGTCGCGGGCGCCTCAGCAGCCGAAGCCTGGTCTGCTGCCGGTACGGCGCTGGGTGTTTCTGGCGCTGTCGCGGGTGCTGTGTCCGCCACGGCGGGCGCGGTGGAGTTGTCCTCTACCGTGCCCGCGGCTGCCGCTTTCTTGGCGGCAGGTTTCTTGGCAGCCATTAGAGGCCAGTCCCGACGAGCTGGACACCAGCGAGTGCCTCGGTGACGACGGGTACCGTGACGCGGCGACCTCGGAGCTTGTAGCCCTCTGTGTCTTCGTCACGGATTGACTTCACCTCGACGCCGAACGTGCCGGCTGATGCGTATCCCGGGCTGTTCAGCTTCTCGTCGGCCATTCCGCCGAGGTTGTTGCGATCGAGCAGCAGCGGGTTTGAGCCCTTGAAGTGCGGCGTGGTCGCCCATGTCAGGCCGAGCGCGTTGACGGGAGCGTTGCCCTGGATTGCGGTCTCGCCGGACTCTCGCGGGAGTGCCTTGTCGTCGATGAGCATGCCGATGACCTTCGCGTACTGCGCGGGGCGCAGCACGACGGTCTCGAGTTCGAAACCGAGGCCGAGCTCCGCACGCTCGTTCTGGATGGTGATGATGCTCTCGACGGCGGCGCCGGCGCTGTTCCAGGCGTTCGAGTTGAACGTTGACGAGACGCGTGATGCGATCACGGCCATGGAGACGGAGTCCACGTAGCGCACGATCGAGTTGCTGATGCGGAGGATGCCGCGGTCGATCGGGGTGCGGCCCTGGCGTGCGATCTTCTCGTCAGAGATGATCGTGTCCAGGCCCCACTTGTCAGTGCGGGCCGAGGTGATTTCTCCGTCCTCGAGGACCACGAGCGGGAACTCGCCCAGCGGCGAGATCGCTTCCGGGTCACCGTCTGCAAAGACCGGGTCACCGTTCTCGTAGAAGATGCCGCCGCCGGTCGCGTCGAAGCGGCCCTGCAGTAGGTAGTCCGAGATGAACCGCATCTGGGTGATGTCGGCCACGCGCTTCGCGATGAGTGGGGCACTTGAGATGAACAGGTGGAGCTGCTCCTGGGTGAGCTTTCCTGTGGGATGGCTCACTGGGTAAGTAAGAGACACGTCATTTCCTCCTAGATGAACAGGACGTCGATGACGTCGTTGTCGGCGGCCGCAGCTTCGAGAGCGAGACCGATTGGGTTTTCGGTAGCACCGATGGTCTGGGCCTTGCCCGCGGCCGCGGCCGATACCTGGGCGCCGGCTGCGATCGCGCCAGCTGCGGTGAGCTGGTGCACGCCACCGGCCCGCGTGAACACGGTCACGCGCTCGCCGGCCTTCGCGTTGAAACCCGCGACGCCTACGACGGCTGCTGAGTCCGCAGCGGCGGGCCCCACGGTGCGATCACCGGTGACGGCGACGAGTCGACCTCCGGCCACGTCAACCGAAGCGGTGAACGTCACCGCCTGGCCGGGCTTGAACTTGGGCAGGTAGTCAGCCATGGTTAGGCCTCCTTCGTAGTTGAGCCGTACACTGCGTCATACAGTGCGTCATCGGCGCTGGTGAGCGTGTCCGCGTGGCCGACCTCAACCACCGGGACAGCGTTCTTGGGGAACTGATCCAGCAGTGCAGAGGTACCGGCTTCGTCCTTGTCGAGCATTGCCCGCCAAGCGTCAGCACTCTTCGCTGCGATACGACCGTCCTGCAGCGCGGCGCTGATGATGCCAGCGCGGCGTGTGCTGTCGAGCGAGTCCAGCGCAGTACGGCCAGCAGCCGCGTTGCTGCGGAGCTCGTCGTATGCGGCCTGGTCCACGAGGACCGTTCCGGCGGGGATGGCCGCGGCGGGCGCCGCCACTGGTTCGAGCTGTTCCGCGAGTGCCTCATCGAGGGCGGCCAGGACCGTTTCCTCGTTAGCGTCGGCATCGGTCACACCGAGCCGCTCACGGATGCCAGCCTTGAATTCGTCGAACTTCACGACGTTCTCCTTTTGGTTGTGTTGGTCCGGCCCGGTTGAGCTCGGGGTCTTACTGATCTCCGCGCGCGCACCGGCACGACGGCCAGACGCTCGAGCGAAAACGGAGAGGTCAAACTTGGCCTTCGCGGCCGCAGCATCACCGACGCCCTCGACACGGTCGGCGAGCTTCTCGGCGACTGCCTCGTCGGCTGTGAGGAATCGGTCCTTGTCCATCTCGGACAGCCAGTGCTCGACGGAGTCGCCAGATTTCTGGGCGTAGATGGCTGCAATGTTGCGGTCGTAATGCTGCTCGAGTTCATCGGCTACTGCGCGCATGTCGGCAGCATCACCGACCACGAACGACCACGCGTTGTGAATGTAGAGCTCACTGTTCTGCATCATCACCAGCTCGTCAGCTGAGGTCGCGATGAACGATGCCGCCGATGCAGCGACGCCTTCCACGACCGCCACGATCCGTGCTGGATGAGCACGTAGCGCGTTCATGATCGCGATGCCCTCCCACACTTCGCCGCCAGGCGAGTTGATCAGGAGCCGGATCTCGTTTGTCTCTTCCGGTAGCTCGTCGAGCACGCGGGTGAACTCCTTCGCGGAGATCCCCCACCACTCGCCGTAGCTATCGATCGGGTCATACAAGCGCAGCGTCGCCGTGGTTCCGTTCGTCTTCACGCTCGGCAGCTCGGCACGGATGGGGGTGCGCTCGGCGCCTGCGCGCCCAGCTACTCGGAAAGGATTCATGCGGCCTCCTCAGGCTCTGATATCGATGTGCTGTCCACGTCCGGCCCGTCACCAGTAAGGTCTGCACCGGACCGGCGAATCAGCTCGCGCGCTTCCTTCTGAGTGAGCGGCTTCTGGTCGGTCGCGAGATATACCTTCTGCTCGGTTTCAGCGGCGAACCTCGCAGCCGCGGCATCGTCCGATTTGTCGTCGACCGGTGTACCGCCTACCGCTGGTTCTGTCCCGAGTACTGGCAGGCCATACTTCGCCCGCAGGAACTCCTCGAGCTGCGGATCCTTTGACAGCGCACCGCAGTCGATGAGCGATCGAATCGCCTCGGCCGTAATCTGCTGCTGCTCGCCTATGGCGGCCGGCACGATGCGTGGGGCCGGTTCGTTCTCGCCCCAGTTCAGATCAACGAGATCTTCGATGATGTGCTGGTTGGTGACCTCAGCAATATGCTGAGCCACCGCATTCAGCGAGTCCGTGAAGAAGTTCGCGAACGTAGAACCGAGCGCCCACGACCCTGTCTCGGTACCTAGGTTGAGGAAGTGAGCGAGCACCGCGCGAGCGATCTGCTCGTCGTAATACCGAATCGGCTTGTCCGTATCCGGCAGCTTCCCTGATACGCCCACGAATGCCAGTGTCGAACCGTGCGCGAGCGAAGCGCCCGCGGCCTCACCCGCACGAGCGGCCTTCGCGATCTTCAAGTTCTCCGCGATCTGAGTTTCTTGCCACTCCACGATCTCCTCGTAGGTTCCCGTTTCAGGAGGTGGGGCGGCAGTCACAACAGGGATGCCCAGACCGTTTCGCTCAGCGGTAAGCGCCTGAATGCGGAGCACCCGATCTTTCAGGAGCCACATCTTGTACGCCGACCGGAGCAGAGATTCACCGACCCAGTTCGCGCCCTCGCGCTCGTTCACAAACGCTACGAGGCGATCCACCGGGATCTTCACCTCTGGTTTGCCTGACCGGCCATGCTGCTTCAACGCGACCAGGCCACCGTCCGGCGCGACCTCGATGTCCGAGATCGTGCGCGGCGGCCGCCACGACAGCTTGCTCAGATGCGTGCGCCCCGAGGACTGGTCATAGACCTGCTCGAAGAAGCTGTGACCGTACACGAGCTCGAGCAGCGCAAGCCGCAGAAACTCCTTGAACGAGAACCGCCCCTTGCTCCGCAGCGGAGCCGTGAACGGCTCGCCTTTCACCTGCAGCCCGAGATCATCGGCCACGTGCGCAATGACCTCCGGCCTGCATCCGGTCCCGTCGATCATCCAGTCGGTGCGAATGATCGGCAGTGTCACCGCCCGCAAGACTGACTTCACCTGCGGATCTTCGCGACGCATCCGATCGAACACGTCGAGCGACATCGGCCACTGCAGGTCAGGGTTCGTTTCGTGTGTTGCCGCGGTGAGCTTCCCCCACCCCAGGAGACCGTTGTCCGCCTGGTAGCCAATCTCAGCCAAAGCGAGCCTCCTTCTCAGAACCTCGCTGCGTTGAGGTCCAGTTCGTCTCGAGCGACAGCGTCGCGTGTAATGACCGCCGCCTTAGGTGGCGGCGGCTTGGGCTCCGCGCGGGAAGCTTCGGACTTGATCACGCCCCACACCGCCCACGTCACTGACTGGGCATGCGTGATGGGCTTCGATGGATCTGACGGTTCCCAGGTGAAACCCGCGCGGCCGATCGCTCTCGTCGTCGCGAACTCAAACGACCTGCTGACCTCCGGCTGGTCGCGGTGCTTCACCAGCCCGTCGTTCGACAGCTCGATGAAGATCGCGTGCGCCGACGCGATCTCGTCAAGATTCATCGACATGTACTTGACGCCAACACGATCCAGATCGGTGAGGATCGTCGCCGCGTTCTTCGGGTCAACGACCACGAGCGCGTCACCCAGCTCGGCTTTCAACGCCTTCACATCATCGGCGACCCAACGCACCTTCCGGTCTGTCTTGTGGTGCTCGACCGCGATGTGGTCTGAATCGATTCGGATGGCTTTCGAGATCGTGGCGAATCCACCACCACGCCCCAGCGCGATCGCGATCACGCCGCCGTCACCGACCACCGGGAAGTCACCCTTGTGCCGGTCCCAGATCTCGAGGTCCATCTCGGAGAGCTTCACGGCCTCTTCCTCGCGCCGGTTCGGCCAGATCGAGAACCTGAGCCGCTTGACCGCCTCGGGGCCCAGCCGCGAGATCTCGTCTTCGATGGTTTCCCGGTTCAGGCCTGGCCGGTACCCGAGCCCCGGGTTTCCTTGACGCCAGACCTGCGGATCGTTGACATTTATTTTGTCGGCCACGTCGGGGTCTTGTGAACCGTCAGGGTTGAACTCCGCCCACCCGGTGCGCGGATCCGTTCCCTTACGTCCGCGATCGCGCAGCCCCTCGAAGTACTCCGAGTTGTTGAGCTCGTCCGGCACTGTCCCGGTGTACAGCGACTGCGTGTTGTCTACCGACGACATGGTCGGAAGGAGCGCGTCCATCGCTGCCTGAGGCGTCTCCTGAGCCTCATCAACAACGAGCACGTCGACGGTGAACCCGACGCCGGCATTGCGCGAGCGTGCCATGAACAGCAGACGGTTTCCGTTCGCGAGCTCGAAGCCGCGCAGCTGGTTATTGTCCTTGATGCCCCGCTCGCCGTCGAGCATCTCCGCCATCAACAACGGCGATGATGTGATGACCCGCTTGATGCGCCGGAACGCCTCGACTGCGGTCTTCACTTCGTGGGCCGAGTGGAGGATCGTCTTCGGTTCGCCGTCCGCCTTGGGCCACAAGAACAGGTGCGCGAGCTCGAACGGCAGCAGGATGTTGCCCTTGCCGTTCTGGCGGGACACCAGCACCCCGAACTCCGTGCACACCCAACGGCCGGCCAGGTCGATCGAGAAGATCGCATCGAGGGTTAGGTCCTGCCACGGGTCACCGTGCAGCCCCGCGATCGTGGCCAGATCGATCGCATCACCGGCTAGCGAGCCCGTGCGCTCTGGGATGGTGAGGAGACTAGGCTCCTGCCGCCCGAACAGCTTCTCGTTTTTCGCGCTCTGCCCGGGCAGCAGCAAGCTGGTCTGCAAGCGTGACCCCCTTCGTCGGAGATGAAGCTTCCTTGAGCGCCGCGATCTCGCGGATGATCTCCCGCTGCTCGCGCAGCTGCAGGTACGCCCGCGCTGGATCCGATGAGAGCAAGCCCTTCACGAGCGTGCGCGACTGCTGCAGCATCTCCTCGAGCAGCTCGATCTGTGACAGATCTTCACCCGATGGAGGCTCCACAGGATCCGCTGAGGCACTCTTCGGGGCCTCGCGCTGGATCTGCTTCTCGCGTCTCACCTCAGCCGAGTTGGAACGCTCTCGCGAGTCCTCCCGCTTAGCGTCACGGCATGCATTGCACACCTGCGTTTTCTCCCGAAGGTGCCGTCGATACGCCGCGTATGTCCCACACGGAGACTTCGGACGCGCCATATCGCACCCCCAATTCCCCCCAATTCGCACCCCCAGCAATTCGCACGGGGGGATCGATGCCAGTTTCGCGCGGGAGGTTGGCATGACCGGGGTGCCTCTGTATTTTATTGAGGCCCCCATGCGGACGCCGGATCAGGCGATCCGGTCCTCTTCCGGCAGTGTCAGAGCGCAGAGCACGGTGACAGCGGAGAGCTCTTCAAACCGTGCGTGCTTGCGCATTGAAGGCGTTGCGTACACCGGGCCGATCCAACCGCGTGCCGCGCTGCTCGAGCGCGGCGTCACGATGATCGCTGGCTTCAAGCACGGGTAGGCCATGAGGTAGTCGCGGCCGTCAGCTTTGTCGGTGGCCATCAGGATGGTCTTCATGTTGCCTCCCATATCTCGACAGTGGCAGCATCGCCTTTGTCTCGGTTGCACTTTCGATGGAACGGATGGAGTTCTTGACGCACGAGATCTCCACCGTTGGTGATCGCCACCGGGTGGTCGGCGGTGAAGCTCATCTTGTCGGTGTACGGCAGCGTGGTATCGATCGGCTGACCGCACCCGTAGTGACTCCTCCACCCACAGGGAAGGTTCTCGTCCGCGGTGCGACGCTTCAACGCCGCTTGCTTGCGCCGGTACACCCGATGGCCTTTGCCGTTCCTGATCTGCCTACTCGACATCTAGACACCTCCGCACGCGCTCAAGTGAGAACGACGAAGCCCCGCGGCCGAAAGGCTACGGGGCTTCAGGACTGTTCGATCTAGTTGCGCGCTGCGCGCTGTTTCTTCTTGACCTTGCCGTTGGGCTTGAGCGTGTAGGTGATCACCTGGCCGCCAGGGGCAAAGGCTCCGAGAATCAATAGGATTAGCGGCACGATGAACGCTGTCAGCAGCCCGATCACGATGAGGAAGATCAACCCGCCGCAGCCCCACTGGTTCTTGCGGTAAACGACGACCTGAGTCTCGTCTGCGTACCGGATCTCCATGCCACCCTGCAGTGACTGATCGAAGATCTTCGCGAGGTTCTTATTGCTCGGGCGCACAGCCCCAGTAGGTACGTTCATGCCAGCCACGCTACCGGAACTTGTCCGCGTAATAAGGTTCCCGCACTCGCACCCAATGACCATGTGTGGCGTAACCGCCTCGTGCCGATGTTGACGATGCGGTGCGGGAAATCTGAGATGGGTGTCCCCCGGCTCGCTCTAGGCGCTGCCGGGGGCTCTCCCCGGAAAGCAGTAAGGCCAGACTCCCCTGCCGGGTGTCTGGCCTATTCCTGCATTTGAAACATTAGGGGGTGACAACACTCACTGGTCAAGACCAACCCTCAACCGGCGTGTCGCCCAACTCTCTGCGGATTCGATACTGATGCGCCGGGTTCGCATCAAGACGACGCCGCAGCTCCGCGAGCAGCAAATCCTCCCGGATAATCCGACGCCCCTCGTCATCCCACCCGGCAGCCATACCTTCTCGCACCCACCGCTTAATCGACCGCACTGACCTCTCGGCCCGCGCGGCCGCGCCCCGGTAGGTGTACCAGGTCGCGGCCGTAGCCATCTCAGCCATCCATCCCCCTCAGAACTTCCGCTCGGCGCCGCATCGCTCACACTTCAACGACTGGATCTCGCCCGTCGCGCTGTACACCGGCACCACCCCATGCTTCAAACACCTTGGACACTTATGCCGGTGCTGACGCTGCGGCACTGCCGCCGGCCCCCGTTCCTGACGCGCACTCGCCGCAACGATGGCGGCCACGAGCTCGTCGACCGGCACCGAGTACTCCTTGTTGATCGCGAGCGGGAATGCGTGCTCGATCAGGTACCGCGTCACCTCGACTACGTCCGAGTAGATCCGGTCCTCGTCGATGCTTTTGAATCCGACTACGGCGAACTCTGCCGAACCTGGAATGAGCCACTGCCGGTCGATCGCATCAGGCAGCTCCCGCCAGTTCTGAGACCGCTGCGCATAGTCGATCGCGAGCGCGCAGACCATTCCCCAGAGTGCGTCTGCGGCATCGATCGGTTCGACGTTCAGCGGCGCGATGGTTTTCTCCGTCGAGCCCGATACCCGCGGCTCGCTGCTTGGTTGTAGCGATGGCACGACCTCTTCACGTATCGCCAGGATCAGTGTTGGCACATCACCGAGTGCGCGCTTCAGCCAGTCAATGCGGTCGAAGGTATCGAAGCTCATGTGTCCTCCTCGGCGGCGAGCGCTGCTGGGTGTTTGGTGGTGGTTGGTCGTTGGCTGCCGGTGGTGTTGTAGTCGGTGTCATCGAGGGTCCAGAGTTCTTGGGAGTCGTTGTCGAAGACTTCGGTGTGGCCGCACCATCCGCATCTGGTGGCGTGGAATTGGATGGTGGCTGTTGCTGGGGTGTATCTGGTGTGTGGTGTTTGGTAGGTGGTGCCCCAGGGTGCTTTGTATGGATGTCGTGTGGTGGTTTCGATGACTTCACCTTGTGATGGGTGGCGGCTGCCGGTGGCCCAATGTGGGCGTTGGTCGGTGCCGCATCCTTCGCATGTTGGTTGGTCTCCGTGGAAGTCCGCGCTGGTGCGGATGTGCTCCTGCCAGTTGTCCCAGCTGACGACGTCGCCGTCCCACCGCGTTGGTAGCGGTGGGAACGACGACGGTGAGCCGAGGAGGTGGAGCTGCGTCATGTTCGCGGCGGTGAGATTCTCGAGAGAACGCGAGCGCGCCGCTGCGACCACGTGAGCTGCCCCAACCCCATCCCTGCGAAGCGTGACATTAGTTCGCCTGGTTCCTGGTGCGCGAATTCCTTCCTGAATAACTGCTTTAGGAAGTCCCGCTGCCAGGGGTGAATACCCACCCGGTCAAACTGGATTCGCTCCGCGAGGTCGTCCAGCTCCCGGTGTGCGCGCGCAGTGAAGAACTCTCCCACCGCGGCGCTGTGCCCCATCGGGTCGCCCTTGTACTTAACTGCGATGAGATCCAGCTGGTACCGCTCGCTACCCAGGTACTCATGCCACTGCGCCACCCATGCTTCACCGACGCGAGCCACACTCTCCGCTGCAGCGGTGATCGCGTCCAGTACGGTAGCTGCCATCACGCCGAAATGGTTGATCGCCCTGCCAATGCCTACCTGCACCTCGTCCCAGTTAATCCCCTGCAACGCCTGCACCTGCGCACGAGTTCGACGCCGCCTGCCGCGGACCTTCATGCGAGGGAAGTGCTCCCGCGTGCGCGGCCTCTGACCGCTACTCACGAGGAGCCCCCTCCACGTCAGGGTGAACCATCTTCGCCAACGCGATCGCGGTCTCATCCGATACGTGAGAGGTCAACCTCGAGCCGTTACGCAACCTGCGCCGCTGCCGCACCGTCTTCACCCGCGCACGCTCCACCGCACGCTCCTGCTCGTGCTCTGCAGCCGCTTTACGCTGCGCCGCCACCTCACCGGGATTCGGGATCTTGGTCATCGAGTCATTCCTTCCCCGGCGGCGAGCGCCGCTGTGTCGTTGGTAGTGGGTGTGAGTAGGCCGGCTGCGCGGTAGTGGCGTAGCTCGGCGATCGATTCGCGAATGTCTGCGAGCGCACGATGCTTCATGTCTTTCGGCGGTGCGGTCTCAAGTACGTGCGGCGCCCAGCGTCGTGCGAGCTCCTTCACCGTGGAGACATCGATCGACCGGTAGTGGAGCGCCTGATCGTTGAGCGTCGGCATCCACAGCTCGAGGAAGCCACGATCGAAGCTCACGTTGCTGCCAGCCACCGGTGCGTCCAGTGCGCGGTGCTCGGCGACGAACTCGAGCAAGCGCTGTTCGATCTCCACGATGCTCGACGCCGACGACGTGACCGCGAGATCCGCGATCAACCCCGACCTGGTGTGCATCTGGAGCACCGCCTTGTCCATCATCGACACCGCAAGCGCACGATCCTGATGCACCACCTCCGAGAAGTGCGCGACCTCGTTCAGCTCCGCATCAGTGATGACGGCCGCTACCTCGAGGATCAGATCCTGATCACGATCCAACCCCGTCGTCTCAATATCGATCCAAGCGATCGGTCCAGCATTAAGTTCCTGCATAGTTAGTTCTGCCTTTCTGCGGCGATCACCGAGGAGTTCGAGTGCACCCGAACTTCGGCATGTGGGATGGTGAGAGCATGAAGATCCTGATTGCCCTCATGTACGTCGTGGCCGCCGTGTTTCCCTACCTCGGAGCACGAAGCCTCTGGAAGCAAGCCAGCCGTGACTCCAGAGTTATTCGAGAGGCCAAAGGCACTGCCAACGGTGAAGGTGTCTCCTACGACGAAGTTCAGGCTGCGATGAGCGTGCTCGTTCCTGGGATTAAAGAAGGTGGAGATTCCTCCGGAAGGGACCTCTGGCTGATTGGCGGCGGTCTCGCATTTGGCGCGCTCGCAAGCATCTTGTCGCTGTTCATGTAGCGCTTCTCGAATCAAGACGTTTCACCCCGGATTGTGAGCCGAGCCAAAGCAGCCTGAACACCCGGGAACAACTCCGACACCACACTCGGCTCGAACCGCTCCCAGCCGCCCGCCACTCGCCGACACACGATCTCCTCGTCATCACGCGCAGCAAGGGGGCCAAGCCGCACCATGAGCGACTCAGGCGACGGGTAACAACTGGTCCACGGCCCTTCCTCGCCCTCAGTGCGAAGCGCGTACTCGAGTGCACCGTCATTAAGCCAGGCAGCGCGGTTCTCTACGGCAGCGCGGGCAGTGTCTCGCCCGTACTGCATCGCCTCGGTGTATTGCAGCGGATAGTCCTCGGGTGAATCCACTGCGGCTTCGTCATACACACGGGCGTTCACCTCTGCGAGCGCCGTTTCGTCAATGACCGCATGGTTTCCTGACGCCGGGGAATCATCCCCGCTGTCTCCCTGTACAGCGACAAGGATCTCCTCCACCTGATGCATCGCATGGTCTGTGTCACAATCAAACACTCGACCGCACACGCACTTAGCGCCGATACCGCGCCACGGATCACGTAGATGCTCCTGCCGCGCAGCGAACGCCGCATACTTTCCAGCCTGATCGTCGCTCTGGGCTCCTGGTGTGCGCAGCTCCGCCTCAAAGTGCTGTCGCAGCTCCGGAAGTGCCGCGACAATGGTGTCTCGCGCATCCCGGTAGAAGCTCACAGCTTCTCGGTCGTTCGTTGCTCCCTTCTGAACAGCGGCAAGCACTGCTTCCTTTAGGTGTTGGCTCCCCTGCACGATCTGTTCGGCGGTCTTTGCTGTTTCAGTCATCGTCATGCTCCTTCGCTTCGTCATCGCTTATCTCTTCACTCATGTGGTGATGCCCACACAGCGGCCAGATCTGCCCGCACCACGAGCACTGCGGCCCGTTGCCTTCCATGTCGAACATCGGCTGGGCAGCACTCGCACCGAATCGCTCAGCAAAGTTCACGATCCAATCGGCCATGAACTCGGCACGCTCTCGGTCTGGTACGTCGAGCTCGGCCATCACCCGATCTACGAACACACGAGCTGCTTTGAACTCGGGCGGCTTCGACATCAACGGGCGGCTTCCTCCCGTTGCGATCAAGATCCCGTCGAACTCACTCGGCTTCTTGTCATTCACTTCGTCCTCCTTCGTTGATAGACCGGGTAGCCCTAGAGCAGCCCGAAATCGAAAGTTCCCTGCACTTCGACGGGTGCACCGTCGCGCGTTGGATACTCCACCGGGCCCGACGTCACCGGGAAGGTGCGAGCCTCCCTAGAACGCGTCTGCGCGGATGACACTTCACCCAGATAGCGGGTGTGCACGCTCGCATTCCCATCAGGGACGATCCACACCACCGGAGACCCCCACCACACCTCGATCGACAGCTGAGCTCCCAGCACCGTCATCGCAGACGTGCCCACGATCCGCCCGTCCTCGAGCTGCGCCGTCTTCCACGCAGCTTGTTCACACCGTTCACCGATGTACACAGCACCATGCGTTTCCAGGAACTCCTGTTCGCGTCTGTTGATGCTCGTCACGCTCGCATCAGTAGCCACGAACCCTGACTCCCCTAGTCCGTGCTCGCACCGAATCTCTTGGGCTGTGGCCCATGTCTCACTCACTGCGCACGCGCCTTTACAAGACGGCTGCGCACCACATGCTCAAGCCACAGCAACGCAACCCCGGCGGCGAGCGCGGCGGTTGTGAGGGTGGTGATGGTGGTGAGGTCGATGGTGTTGGTCATGGTGTCGTCTCCTGGTGGGGCCGTTATTCGTCGTCTGGTGGTGTGGTGGGCCAGGCTTTGCCGCAGTTGCAGCGGTGCCAGTACTTTGTGTGGCCTGGGAAGTCGGTGCAGAGGTGCACCATCGTTCGTTTGCCGTTGTGGGTGCATCTGCCTGGTAGTGCTGCGGTGCATCCGTTGTGGGGTCGTGGTTTCGGTGTGCTCATAGCCGGAAGGGGTTCGCGTCGCGGCGGCTGGTGAGGTAGATCTCGTCGAATGCGATCAGGGCGTCCACGATCTCGTCCGGGGTGTGCCGGTCGGTGGGTGGTGGGCAGGGGGTGAGTTGTGCTTCGTCGTCCTGCAGGTACCAGCCGTAGCCCGGCCCGTACGGTGCGACCCGGAAGATGGGGATCTCGGCGGGCTCGTCCCAGGAGTTCACCATGTAGCCGAGGACCGTCGCGATCGCTGGGTTAGCATGCACCCAGCCGTGCTCGCCCGTCGTGCCCGACCCCGTCAACGTGACCAGGTTCGAGGGGGCATGCTTGCCGCCGCGTGAACGCAGCTGCCGGTGATGCGTAGACGACCCCATCGGGCCCGACTGCACCGGGACACTCGACCAGGCCGATCGATCCATGTCGCGACCCGCGCACTCCGCGTAGCCGTCCGCCTGAGCCCACATCGTCGCGGTCACAGCAGCTCATCCTTTGACACCCGCAGCGCTTCGCGCAGATCATGACGGCCGTGCCGCTCCATCACACGCTGCAAGCTCTCAAGCTTCATGCCCAGCTGGACAGCAATCGTGAGCGGATGAGTGCCAAACGTCAGCAGCCACTCCGTCTCCGAGATGACCGTCTCACCAGGCATGCGAACGTGACCGCCCTTGGTCGCAACCGCGGTACTCACGATGCCTCGTCCAATGAAGTCACGAGACGACGCACCGCACGAGCCGCGGCATCTGCCGGCAGCCCCGTCACCTGCACCATCACCGTCGCAGTCGTCCCGTCAAGCAGTTCCTGCAGGTGCTCCGCTTCGCCTTCGTGTCGCACCGCGGTGTCCCGTGCCCGATCTAGCTGGCCCGTCAAGCACTCCACCTGGTCTGCGAGCGCTGCGGCCTCGGCGCGCTCAGGCCAGCCCGGGCGTTCAACCCGGCGACGCAGTACACCCGCCAGATACACCTCGAGCGTCTGGGCATGCTGTGCCGCCTCAGCCTCGAGTGCGGTGATATGCTCCGCGCCCATATCGAGCGTCACCGTCATCGTGGTCATCGCCATAGTCCTGCCCTTTCAAAAGTTGTGTTCGTCATGTGTGATCGACCCGGCCTTCCGCGTCGATGAACTCCACCGGGTCTTCCGCCGGCCCCGCGCCCATCAGCGCTGCCGCGGCCGCCGCCTCGAGCGCGTTCATCTCGGTATCGATCGCCTGTACAGCCATCGATCCGAGTACTCCGCCCTGAGCCGCCGCCTGCTGACGTGCCGCCCGCAGCTCCGCATAGCGTTGATGGCGTAGCCGTGCCGTGCCGCAGTCCCTGCAGTTCAGTTGCTCCGGAGGTCCACCCAGATGCACCGAACAGAACGAAGACGGGGGAAGCCTCACCGGGCCAGGAGGTATCGAAGCTTGAGATGTAGATGGGTAGGTTCCGGAGAGCCTCGCCCGCTCGCTCTCGCTCACGCCCGCACGCTCGCCCCCGCTCGCCCACTCGCCCGCTCCCGCTCTCTCCCCACTGCCCGGAAATCTTCCGGAAGGCGATACGGGCGCCGGTTTCGGTGGTGCCGGGAGGCGCGATTCGCCCTCCCGTGAGACGTGTGGCCAGCGGGCAATCACCTGGAACAGCTCCGGCTCCGGGCCCGACTGGTCCGGGTTCGGGTAGATCGTCAGCCACTTCGCGTCGTCGAGCATCAACATGTAGTTCTCGATGTCGTCCAGGCTCGGCCACCAGCCCGTCGTGTCCGGGCTCGGGAACGCGTTCGATCGGATCAGATGCAGATTCACTGGCCCGCGCCCCTCGGGGTCCGCCATCATCCGCAGCGCCGTCGCGAGATGCCGCACCGCCGGAGGCTGCACCACCAGGCGCGGATCCTTCCAGTCCTCGTGCGGCAGCTGCCTCTGCCGATTGATGTACATACGGGGCAATCCCTTCAATGAAAATGTCGATAGCACGGTTGACGAGATCCGCAGTCGGCGTGCGGAAGGTCTCGGTCCAGCCGCGGCCGCCCGGTAGCACGTCGCGGGCGTCCTCCCACGACGCGAACGCGGGCGCGAGCTCAGCGCGAGCGATCGCGAGAATCGAGCGTTCCTCGATCGCGAGCGTGCCGCGGCGCAGCCACACGATGCGCGCGCCCTGCTCCACGAACCGGCGCAGTCGAGACATCTTCCAGGCGCGGCCGTACTTCACGATCCCGTGCTCAGGCCACCAGACCATGTACGTCATGGCGATCGGGTTGATGGTGCTCATGCGCGGGCCTCCGCACCCAGCTGCAGCTTCCACGCATCACCGAGAGCTGCGACCGCGGCCTCCACCTGAGTCGAGGCCGCGACCACCCGCTTGTGCTGGTCGACCACGACGAACATCGTGCGGATCTGCGGGCCCGAAATGTCCTCGATCTCGCTGGCGACCACCACCACACCATGCGCGCTTGGCGTCGATGCCTGAGCCACCGTGACCGGTGCCGAGCCGTGCTGCAGCGCGGTCTCTGCGGTGGTGCCCGCGGCGCCGGCCTGTGCGACGGCGGTCGCGCGCTTGCGGGCTGCCGTCACGCGACGGCCCGCGGCCGCGGCGCCGTTGCAGCCGATCCGGTCCGCGAGCTGCGCGTTCGTCGCGCCAGCGTAAACGCGAGCGAGCAGTTCCGCATCCTGCTCCGCGATGCTCATGTCCTGCCACTCCGTCATGGCCGGAGCATCCTCGACTGCAGCAGCCTCGGCCACGGGAGCTACCTCCGCGGCAGGTGCCTGCGCTGCAGGTGCCGCGCTCGTGGAGTCGAGTGCGAGCAGCTCGGCGCCACGAGCACCGGCTTTGTACGCGCGCTGGAAACGCATGTCGATGCGGTAGTTCCGCAGCACTTCCCAGCACTGCATGTGCTCTGCGGGGCAGTCCTTCGTGGTGCACCCTTCGCGGCCGCCCTCGACGGTGCCGTGGGGGAAGTCATCCCTCAAACGCTCAAGCGGATTCATCGCGCACCTCCACTGAAAGTGACGTAAGCGACGAGGCCGCGACCGAACGCTGCGAGCGCTCGGCGTATGCCGCCACGGCGGTCAGCAGCATGACGAGCACCCCCGGCAGAAGCGAGACGCCCAGCCACAGCGGCGGGAGCGCCGCCAGCAGGCCGGTGAACGCCGCTAGTGGCGGCATGGTCGCGAGCATGCACAGGATCCGCCATGCGGCGGTGATCGCCGTGGCTCGCCGCCGGGTGATCTTGATGTGAGTCATACATTGGGTGTCCGTCCTGAAAGTTGGTGTGCAGTAGCTGAGCCAGGCCGCAGCATGGCGTGAACAGTGGATTGGCTAGAGTGCTGGCATGACTATTTGGGCCACTGATCCGGACCTCGACCTCACAGCGATCCTGAGCGTGTCCATCGCAGCAGCCACCCTCGTTGTGGTGCTGATCCAAGAGCGCAGGCATCGCCGCCGCGCGCAACCAGCCGTATGGGAGTCATCGGTCATTGGAACGGTCGGCGAGCCAGATGTTGCCTCGCCAAACCTCTTCGTGTCTCTGTCCCAACACGGCTCAGAAACCATTCGACTACTCGGCTGCCTGACATATGAGTGCAAACCCTTGCTCAGCAAAGAGCTCCGGATCAAGAGCTTCGTGTTTCGAACCGGCGACACTGTCAACTTGGAATTCGAATGCGCCGACCCCGAGAAGGCCTGGCTGCGCATCACATGGATTTCGCTTGACGACACCTCAAAGGTGCTTACCGAGTGGATCCCCCTCATGAACACAGGCCCACTGAGTGACAAACGGTGGAAACAGATTCAAGAAGAACCCAAACAACGCTGGTGGCAGAAAGTGCGACTGCCAGAGCACGTGCTACTGAGGCGAGTGGGCCCCGATCACCAGCCGTGGCGCAAAGTAGCAGCAACGAAGAAACGGAGAGCACGAATGGAAATACTTGGCGCAGAAATTCGGGAAGCAGAAACCAATTCAGCGTCAGGAGCGCTAGGGCACTAACTATCAGGACCCAACTCGGCCTGATCCTTCTCACTTGTGCCTCGTCGATCTGCTTGGCGATGCTTCTCGCGACTTCTTCCGGTTCCCGGTCATGGAACTTCACGTCAAGACTCATCACGCCACCACCTCTACGAGCTCCGGAACCGGCAACCCAGACGCGGCGAATGCGGCGCCGATGGTGCCATACATGAAGACCGCTTCACGCAAACGCAGGTAGGCGTCGTTGAACTCGCTGTAGGCCTGCTCGGCCTGGCGGTAGTTCTTGAACCGGATCTCGTTCATCGACTTGAGATCCTCGTTCGTGACCTCGCCCCACGGCTTCCGGCGGCCCGCCCCGAGTGTCACGATCACCTTGAGGTCGTCGGCTTCGAGTACAGCGCCATCGGTGCCGGCCGCGCGGCGAATGATCTGGTCAGCGGTGCGGCCCTCGGACTCGTCGACGCGGACCAGGCTCGCTCGGATCGCAGCCGTCTCGTCAACCTTGTAGCGGCCCGCCCGGATCTCCTCGAGCACCTTCGCGGTGGCGGCGTCGAGCGCGACCGATCGGTCCACGCCTTCGCGGCCGTACGATGCGACGGTGTCGCGGTAGATCTTTGCTACGAGTTCGTTAGCCACGGTGTGCCTCCAAAGCGGTCGCGGTGTCGGTGAGGCCCTGCGCGAGCGCGCGGAGTCGGTCAGGGGTGAAGAGGTCAGCCTGTGACGGTGGGACGTCGGCGGATCCGAGATCCCACCATTCGGTGATGATTCGCGCCCGGTAGGCCTGATAGGTGAAGCCAAGGAGCGTTTCGAGGCTGCGCGCGATCTCGCGCACGGTGTTCCGTGCGTTCTGCTCGGTCGCGGTCACGCCCTCGGCGACCGGGGCTTGCGTCGGTTCCGGCACCGGTGTCTCGGTGACGTGCTGGATGGTCTGTGTCTCGGTGATGCGCTGCACCGCCGGCTTCGCCGCGGGCTGCTCGTATCCGCGCGGATCGGTGCGAGTGTCCAACTTGGACACTTCGCCCTCGTCCTCGAGCTTCGCGCGCAACGTGCCGACCGTGGTCGGGCTCGTGCCGGTGCGGCGCGCATGCTCTCGGTCGGTGAGTTCCGGGTGTGCGGTGATGCTCTGCGCGATGATCTCGCGGCGCTGCTCGCGGGTGAGCTGGCGGCGGTCGATGTTCAGACTGATCGAGAGCGCGATCTTGTCAGCCTCCGTCAGCCCGCCACGCATTACCGTCGGGCAGTCGAGCCCGTGACGTTCTGCGATTTCGAGTCGGTTGTGACCGTCGATCGTGGCGCCGTGTTCATCGACGAGCACAGGCACCTGGATGCCGTGCGCGAGGATCGAGTCCTCGAGCTGCCGGAGCTCGTCTTTCGTGAGCGGCGGCATGGTCTGGTACGGCGCGCTCACTTCGCAGCCTGCACGTTCAGTTCAGCCATTGCCGCCATCACGACACCGAGGTTCTCAAGCGGAATGGCAACTGGCCCGTCACCACGGCCACTGATTTCCATGTGACCATCGACAACACTGATCAGGATCGACTCCCACCCAGTCCATCCGCCAATGGTCACGTCCCACTCGATGGTGGCGCGACCGTCTTCTACCTTGACGACTGGTGTTGTAGTCTTGTGCTCAGACATTGGTTTTCCTAACTCAGTTGTCTCGCCCGGTGCTCCAACACCGGGCATTTTCTTTTGGACCGGCGTCTCGCTCATGCTGCGGCCTGCTCTCCGAGCGACCTCGCTCGCGCCTGCATCATCCGGACCTTTTCCTCGAGTTCATCGACCGATGGGCCGCCCGGAGTGAATGCCCTCTCGGCTGCTTCTCGCGGATCTGACACCAGAACCTTCCGAAGCGCACGAGAGAGGATCACGCCTGCCGCGGCGAGGCATTCGGCTTGCGTTCTGGTCGCCATTACTCGGCCCTCACACCTGACGGCGGGTGCTGCTCGGCGGCGAGCGCTGCGACCTCTGCCTTTGCGACGATGATTGAGGCTGATGAGCCAATCTCATTGGCCACGGCCGCGAGCATCGAAGTACTGAACGGAACATGTCCATTCACACGTGCTGACAGAGTTGCTCGCCTCATCCCAATACGTTCGGAAATTGCTTTCACTGATGCGCCTGGAACGCGAGCAATCTCGGCTCTCACTTCAGCTGCAACAAGAGCATCAAGCTCACTGAGCCCATTTCGGTTCACGGTCATGTCAACATGTTGAACCCATTTGGGTTCAATGTCAAACTGCTTGCGCCACGTGAACCCAAATGGGTACACTCTTGGGTGTGGCTAGAACCAAGAAGGACCTACAACCGATCGACGCGAAGATCGCCGAGATTCTTTCTGAGCTCGTTGTGGAATCTGGCATGACACGACGCACCCTTGCTGGCGAGACTGGAATGTCCGTCAATCGGCTGGGCATCATCCTGCGCCAGGAGCCACCGCCCGCAACAGTGGGTGAGTTGGGCTTACTTGCCCAAGCTCTGGGCTTCAGCGCTTCAGACATCGTCGAGCGCGCCGAAGCAGCAGTCCACCCCGCACAGTCGGACTACGACCTCGTTGCCCACCCCTACACCGACGAGACCGGCGAACTCATGGACGAATAGGAACCCCCGATGAAACGACTCATCGAGTACGCCGCGACCATCGGCGTAACATACGAGCTCAGCGATGATCTCAGCCCCCACCACCCCGGCAGCTACAGCGACTCCCGCCGGCACATCAAGATCCTCGATGGCATGACCGATACAAAAACCGTCTGCGCATTCGCGCACGAACTTGGGCACGCCACCCTCGCCCACCGGAACTCGCTTTTCGACTGGATCAACGACCGCCAAGAACGAGCTGCCGACGAGTGGGCCGCCGCTTTCCTCATAGACCTCGACGAGTACGGCCTTGCCGAATCCAAGTACGGCCTCCGAACTGACTGGATCGCCCAAGAACTCGGAGTGCTCGAGCGTCTCGTCACAGCGTTCGAGCGATCCCTCCACCGCTTCGGTGACTGTGTCTACATAAACCCCCGCATGGGCGCCGGTCAATACGCCGCCCGCATTCCCATCGCTGTATAGCTCAAAGGATCAACGATGCCCCCTGTTAATCATGTCCCCGTGCCCCGCTCACAAGGCGAGGTCAACGCGATCACCAACGCTCGAACTTTCGTCATCCTCGGCGGCATACTTTCCGCGATTGTACTGCTGCCGACGGTGCCGTACGTTTGGCTCGGCATCGGCGCAGTCTTAGTTCCGATGGTGTGGGTCAAGACCGGGAAACACAAGCGCGCCGTCATGGAAGCCGCCGGTTGTTCCACCAAAGAACAGTGGCGAGCGTTCTACAACACCCTGCCAACCGACAAGGAATTCAAACAGCAACAAGCAGAGCAGGCACGCGGCACTGCCGGCACAGCACTGGCCGCAATGGCACACGCAGAATCATCACCACGTACTCGCACAGTTGTAAACACACGAGCTCCGCGTGCCCAGTCAACCAAGCCCTGGGTTTCCCCGCCCCGACCGGAACTCCACTACCCGAGGTACAACCTCCTCAGCTCCGGTTACGCAAACGTCGAAGTAGTCGGGGAAGCGTACCGAGAAACTTCCGTAATCGCAGCACTTGGTGGGCTTTCGCCTGACGTCGAAAAGACACTTGACGAAGTATTGGCTTTCCTTATCCCCGAGCCCGAGAACCCTCACGGACATGGGAACGCCATCATGGTTTGGATGAACGGCCACCACGTTGGCTACCTCGCCAATGAAGACGCAAAACGTTACCGCCCAGTACTAGCCCAAATCATCGACGCCGGCTACTTACCAATAACCACAGGACGCCTCTGGGGAGTCTCTCGTTATAGCTGGGACAACAAGCTAAAACACCATCTCTACGCCCGAGTCGCATTGAATGAGCCTGAAAAACTCATCCCTACCAATGACCCACCTCGAAGCAGCTACTCGATGCTCCCATGGGGTAATGCCATTCAAGTAACCAAGGAAGCTGACCACCTTCCGGAGCTCACGGAGCACCTGAACGGCCCCGATAGCTACGCGATCGCAACGCTCAGGCCCGCAACCAAAACGCTCAAGAATGGAAACATCCGTGAGTACGTAACCGTGCACATTGATGGCGACGAAATCGGCGAGCTCACACCGGTAACTAGCGAAAAGCTACTCCCCATGATCCGACACCTCAATGATCTGGAACACGAGGCCGCTGCCTGGGCCAGAGTGAAGGGTTCGGCACTCGCTGTCGAAGTCACCATCCAAGCGTCAAAGGCCCACGAAATCCCAGAATCATGGCTCGCCGAGATTCCAGTCGTGATCCCGTCGCTCCACGCACTACCAGCCGCCGCAGATACCGCCTCGACAGAATCAGATCGTCCCAGTCCAAGTCAGTTGACAGCGCGCGAGCGCGAAGAAAACTGGGACTTCTAATCAAATGCGCGCACTCCGTCCCGTCCCTGCCATCGCCCCGCGCGCGGTGCTCTACCTTCGTCAGTCTGTCGCTCGGGACGATTCCATCAGCCTCGAGCTGCAGGAGATCGCGGGGCGCGACTACTGCGTCACCCAAGGCTACGAAGTCGTATCCGTCGAGGTAGACGAAGGACTCTCCGGTCGCAACTGGTCCAAGCGCCCCGCAGTGCAGCGCGCCATGGCCTCCATCGAAGCGCGAGACGCTGACATCATCGTGCTCTGGAAATGGTCGCGCCTCTCCCGCAACCGCAAAGACTGGGCCCTCGCCGCCGACCGCGTCGACGTCGCAGGCGGCCGCATCGAATCAGCCACCGAACCCATCGACACCGCCACCGCTTCAGGTCGTTTTGCTCGCGGCGTCATGACCGAGTACGCAGCCTTCCAATCCGAGCAGATCGGCGAGCAATGGGCCGAAGTCCGCGCACGCAGATTCAACCTCGGCCTGCCACCCACCGGGTCCGTGCCCTGGGGATGGACCAGCCACAAAACGTACATCACCGCCGACCCCGACAAGGCCCCCTACCTTCGCGAAATGTACCGCATGTACCTCTCCGGCAGCGGCTACACCGCCATCGCCTCTTGGCTCAACCGAACGCCCGCTAAGACCACCAATGGCCGCGACTGGCTCCACGCCACCATTCGGAGACTCCTCGACTCCCCCATCCATGCCGGCAAAGTCGAGTACCTCGGCCAGATCCGCGACGGCGCCCACGATGGAATCATCACCGACACCGAATGGCAGCAGTATCAAGCTCTCAGAAAAGACCGGCACATCGCAGTGAGACCACGCACCTCTCCGTACCTACTCGCCTCCATCATCGTGTGCCACTGCGGTCGAAAGCGGCACGGCAAACGGGAAGTCATCAAGACTGCCGCCGGTGACGTTGAAAGGCGCTACTACCAATGCCCTTCAACGACCGGCCACCCACGCAAGAGCATTGCCGCACATCACGTAGATCAAGCCATCACCAATTGGGTAAAACAGCTCCCACACATAACGGTCGACGCCGGTGACACCACAGGCCATTCCATCGACATCGAAGCACTCGCGCGCGAAATCACCGGCATCGAAAAACAGCTCGTCAAACTCACCGAACACCTCCTCTCCGGACTTGTCCCCGAACCCACATACCGCGACACGAAAGAACTACTCACCGGAAAAGCCACCGGGCTCCGCCTCGAGCTCGAAGCAGCAAAGTCACGGCAATCGTTCTCGCCCGCCATGTTTCTATCTGGCAGCGAAGATCTCGTAGAGTCCTGGGACATCCTCGAAACACCAGACAGGCAATCACTCCTGCGAACTTTGGTCCGGTCAGTGACCGTACGAGAAGACCGAAAACTCGATGTCATAACAGCCTGGGGAACGACTGAAGTTATCGATACCCTATAG